AGGGCTTTGATTGCTTTTTCTGGTAAGTATCGTTCTCCAGTTTTTCCAGAGGGTTTGCCAGATTTGGTACGCCATTTTTGTTTTCCCCAAGCCTTTAAACTACGTTGTGATTTTTTTAGATTAGCCATTTTTTTTCTTTTTTAAAAACGCATCTTGATTTTTTTTAGCTTTTAATTTTGCAGTTTTAGATAATTCGTTAAAATGAAAAAGTCTTTTACTGCTCTTAGTGTGTGTTTTACCTGAGTGTAATGTACCATCTTTCATTTTATGATACTGACCCATACCACCAGCACCAAGCGGTTTGCCATCTTTGTAATAGTGTGGAACTCCTTTTGCCATTAGCTTCTATAACCTCCGCCTTTTGCTTTATACTGTTTAGCTAACATCTGTGCTTTTCTTGCTGACCATTGTCCGGGCTTGCCGCCTTTGCTACCAGCTTTTATTCTACTAAAAAGATTTTTACGCATGGTAGGTTTAGTGTAGTTACCAGCTTCATTAACTCTACTACCTTTTTTCATTGCAGTTCGTTCTTTACCTGCTTTAGTCAAAGCAATAGCAACAGCTTGTTTTTGTGGTTTGCCTTCTTTTTTTAACTTTGATATATTTTTACCAATAGTTTTTTGGCTTTTACCTGCTTTTAATGGCATAGTAGCACCTAGATTAAAGAAGTATCTGCTGGTCTACCATATGGATTGATGTTCTCATTAACAGAACCGCCACCCATCATTTTCTTTTTGCCATACATCATGCCACCATCTCTTTTAAAGCCCATTTTGTTACGGACAGATTTTGGTAGTTTGCCTAAACCTTTATTACCTTCTGGCACATCCTTTAACATTTTACCACCATCTCTCATTTTCTTTTTTTTACCATAGGCCATTCCACCACCCATCATTTTTTTCTTCATAGTTTTTTTCATACCATACATAGATTTATTCTCCGTTAGTTAATTAACATTTCCATCGTTTACGAGCTTGCCTAAGTCTGCTGTTAGGATCTCTTGCAGCTTTAGGATGCTTTTTCATTTGCCCTGCGGATCTTGCACAGTAGCTTTTACGTCTTTTGGCAGCTTTAGATCCCGGTTTTACTTTACCAGTAACAGCGGTTTGTAATTTACTACCGGGATTTTTTGCTCTATATGCTGCTACACCTTTAGGAGTCATGCCAGCACCTTCTTTAGTTTTACGCAAATGACCGCCCTTTTGAGTTAACCCTGACATATCACCTTTTTTTGTTTTTTTCTTTTCCGCCATTGTTTGCCCTTCAGAATTAAAAACCCCATTTTGTAACTAAATAATTCTGTACTAATGCAGTTTTTATTAACATCTCCTTAAATAAAGGTTGTGTATTATTGCTTTTTACTAAATCTAAATTTACTGATACAAGTTCTTGTATATTTTTTAGTACAAAAGATTGTTCATAACTAATTTTAGATTCAAACCAACCTATAATATTTTTTCTACAGCCAGCTGTAACTTTTGAAACTTTGTGTGGATATATAATAGGAAATATTACTATCTCACCTTTACCGACCTTATATCCAACCTCTCCAGCTTCTGTCTGTAAAACAAACTCTCCACCTTCAAAATCATCACTTAAACTAATAGTAAAACCATAATTATATAGCATTTTACTATCAGACGATTGAAAAGAGTCTATGTGATAATCATAAAAATCATCGGTAGTATAATTATTGTATATTCTATTTTTTACTTTTGTAGGACTATATACTTTTTTTATTACTGTATTATCTTTAAGTAAACTTGCTATATACTCATCTACTTTACTATTAATAAGTATTTCTTTGTTTTCTTTTATATCGTAGACGCTGCTTAAATTTTGTGTATTTTTACCATCTACAAATTTTTTATTGTTAAACTTAGAAAGTATATCTTCTACTTGTTCATTGGTAAATATTTTATAAATCATTTATTTACCCCACGCTTTCTTTAAATATGTTTGGACTAGCGTGGATTGAACAAATTTATCTTTGTCTTTATCTTTTAAGTAAGCATTTACATCATACAAACTTTTTAAAATAAATGCTTGCTCGTATGAAACATTTGAGGACATCCAACCTAATATATTTTCTCTCACACCAGATGTAACTTTATTAACTCCGTGTGGATATATAATCGGAAATATTACCGCCTCACCCGCTGCTAATTTAAAAGATACTGGACCTACATCTGTTTGTAGAAAAAACTCTCCGCCTTCGTAATCATCTGTTAAATTAACAGAAAAGCCATAATCAAAAAACACATTGTTAGATTTTGGCATTGCCTTAAAAGCATCTACATGAAGATTATAATAATCTCCCTTTTGATATTTATTGTAGAAATTCACCGATATTCTATTTGGACAATATACAGAATCTATGTATGAATGTCTATAAAAAAGATCAATTAAGTATTTTCTAACTTCTTCAGGAACGTGTGTTGTTTGTAAATTTTGTTTTATTTTGTAAAATTTATTTACTGGCTGTGTTTTAGCACCATCTACATAACTTACTTCTTTTATTCCTTTTAAACAAAAGTCTATATCTTTTTTGTTTAATAATTTTATAAAAAACATATTTATCTCCATAATTTGAACATAGCAAAAAGAGGAGGGTTTTTTTATTACACTATAAAATATATAATGCAACCATACGGAAGGAAACCCTCAAAACCTAATAAATATTACTAAGTACCAGTTGAAACTGTAGCTGATTCTACAGGGTTCTTAGAAATGTCAACACATACAGCATGAACACGGAATCTCCATGCAGTAGTTTTTGATGATCCACCATCAATAACTAAAACATCAAGAGTGTCTGCTGAAGTTGTTCCATTACTGTGCAATGCAGTCATACCAAATTGAACAAAACCAGTTGCATCAGAATCACCACCATCAATGAAAGCATCGAGAGTAGTAGCTGAACCAGTAATACCAACATCAAAAGTAATTTGTTCGTTGCCGGAAGCCTCAAGGATTTCGACAGCACCACCAATTACCATTGTATCTGCTGGTAGATCAATCATTTGTACAACATCACCTTGCTCTAAGTCTGTGTTGTCAACAGCGTCATAAACTGGTGAAGTAATAACATATGCTTTGGCAGCACCAGCAGGATGCCCTACTGTTCCACCACCGCTATGGGTTCTATTATATGTAGCCATAATATATTACTCCCCTTAAGTGTTAAGATCAGGAACACCGGATAAGACACCAGTAAATCCTGTTCCAGAGCCACGAAGAACTTTACGACCAAAAACGTGTAGACCACGAACTATGTCTGCAAAGCTGTTTGGATCTCTAACTACTTCTGTTTTAGCAATATGAGATGCAGTAGCAACAGCACTCATATGACCGAAGATTACGTTAGTTTCACCACTTGTTGATGAAGGTCCAAAGTTAGCGTTAGCTGTAGAGCCAGTTGAACCAACGGATATAGCATTAGATTGGTATAATGTAAACCCATGAACTTGTCTTGCTGTAACAGCACCGTTCAAAAGGGCAGACATATTTTCACCAGTAACACTTGAATCCATCAACTTTGCGTCTGCTTGACGTAATATTTCATAGAATTGAGGAGGAGCAACAGCCCATCTTCCTTCTTCTGGAACATCATTTTCGTCAAGTAAACGAGCAGCTGTACTAAGATAGTTTGCACACTCATTACCAGTATTACATGATATAGCAGAACCAGCAGCACCTAAGTTAGTGGTGTCTGTAGTTGCGTTGTCATTAATGTTATTTAGTACATTAAAGTCGTATTGCTTTTTTAGAGCATATGCACCTGAAGATGTAGCCAAAGCCTCAAAATTTAGATGGCTGTGTCTTTCTTCAATGTCATCAACTCTGAATGAAAAAGCATTACCCTGATCTACAGTAAGAGTAATTTCTGTATCTGTAAGATCTTGTGGGTTTAAAGTTGCACCACGTTGATAAGCAGAAACTGTAATTGTAGGTTCTTTGATTATCTTCACGGTATCACCAAAGTTCTCGATTTCCCCAGCATAGTCGGTGTTAGTAATTGCTTCTACAACCGAAGATCTACGGAAAAATTTGAGAACTTTTTGGCTAAATATCTGTGGTACGAAAGCCCCATTGACGAGGTTATCATAACCAGCAGCACTACTAAAAGCCATAACCTTTCTCCTAAGTTAAATGGTTAAAATTAAAGTTGTTCTCTGATTCGACCTTCTCGATTAGCCAACTCAATTTCTTCTTCTACTTTTTCAAATTGATGTGGTTTTAATCGAGCTATCTCTTCGTATGTCCAAATCTTTTTATTGCTGTTTTTATCAGTAATATCTTGCGAAGCTGTAGATGTTTTTACAGCTTTTGCAGCATCACTTGGTTTTTTAGATTTAGACTTTTGTTTACCAATACCCTTGTCAAGTTTATAAAGGTCTACAGTTCTCACGGCCCATTTAACGTCTGTGGCATTTTTTGTGACACCTTCAGCAATATTATCAGGTTGATCTTTTAGCCATTCTACAAACTCTTCACTATCTTTTAAATCGAGAAAGTCTGGATGATGGTTTAAAAGTTCTTTCTGAGCATTTTGCCTTGAAAGTTCAAATTCTTTTTCTCTTAGGATATTAAGGTGTTCCTCAACATCTTGGATTCTAGAATCTGTTTTCATACTAGCAACGGTTTCGATAACGTCATAAACATCAGGATGCTTCTGCTTAAAAAGTTGAAGTTCTTCTGCTGTTTTTGGCATAGCCATATTTGATTTTTTATTATCTTGAAGTTGAATAAGAATTTCTTCTTTTTCTTTTCTCCACTCAGATAACTTACTATCATAATGTGACTTTAAATCATCATACCGTTTCTTGTAATCATGTTTAGTGCCTGTGTTTTTCTCTGGAAGTACATCTTCAGCTGGTTCTATTTTTTGTTTTAGAGAGTCAGCTTCTTTTGTAATCTCTTCCTTTGTTTGAAACACTCTATCCTTACCGACATACGGTGATGGGGTAGGCGATTTTACTTTAGTTTCCTCTACTTGTTGATTTGTTGTATCAGTCATTTTTCACCTCCATGCAGGGCCACATCTAGTGGGTAGCTACTGTTGGTATTTGCGACAGGGCCAGACGAGGAGTCTAGGTGGCTGTCAAATTCTTATTTACGCCCTAAGACGTTTTGTATGTTATCTATAAAACCTTTGCTTGGTTTTGGTTTAAATTCTGGTTTAGGAAATGTTTTGTTTTCTTTGTTTTTTGGAACAGGAATTATACTGTTTAGCATATTTACATGATCTAATGCTCTAACATTAATATTTGTTCCCGGTCTAAAATAACTTGTTTCTTGTTTGCTACTTGAAAATGGATCTTTATATTGCAGTTCTAGTGCAAGTCTAGGATAATTTTTTTGTGTTAGTGCTTTAAATGCTCCGGGCATTTTATTCATAAAACCACCTTCTCCACCTTCTTTACCCATTCCAAAATTAAAATACACATCTCTAACAAATCTTTTTGCCTTTGGATTTTGTATATCATATTTTTTACTAAATGTAGCTGCTTGTTCTACCGCTCTGTCATAAATTTTATCTTGTTCGGTTGAAACCTCTTCTATACCAAAAGGTTGTTTTACTTCTGCGTTTTTAAACTTATGACCTTTTGGGAGAGCCTCAATATTAACACCAAGAACTGTACGATTTCCAGTATGATCTAAATAAGTCAGTAATTGATTTGTTTTTGCATCGTATGTTTTATACCTTATATATTTTTTTATGTTTTTTTGTTCCATCAATTTTTTGTTTTTTAAATCATATTCGGGATTAAGTCCATAAGTATATAAATCTTCACCATAAGTTCCTGCTTTTACTTTTTTCCAAATTTCAACATTGCCACCTGTCAATTCGTAAGCTGCAACCTTATCTCTTTCTTCCTCAGTAACATCACTTAATTGCTGTGGTACAATATCACCATCAGCAAAACTAAACCTAGCTATCTCAGGACTTTTTTTTTGATCCATTGGTTGCATAAAGCTTGTTGGCTGTAAAGACTGAGGCATAGCATTACTAATATTTTCAAGAACAGACCCTGTGGGTATACCACCAATAAAAGGTTCTTGTGGGCTTGTTGGAAAAGTATTTGCACCTTGTGGTAAACCCTGAGCTTGTCTAACAATTTGTGGTACAAGAAATGTTGATTGTGGGTCACGTTCAATAGCACCTCCTACTTGAGCCATTCCTCTAGCTTTCATAGACTGTTGTATAAGTTTATCCATGTAGTCTTGTTTTCTTGGACCAGTCATAATGTTTGGTCCTGCTGGAGTAGCTGGTACAACAGGTTTATCAGCTTGTGCCATTAAATCAAATTCACCTGTTCTTTCATTGAAGATCATGCCTTTGTCTCGTTCTTCTTGTTCCATCAATCTACGTTGACGTTCACTTTCTCTGTTAAAAAATTCTTGTTGTAAACGTCTTTTTAGCAGTTCTGCTTCAATGACTGCTTTTTGTCCTTCAGTAAGACCAGAGGTATCTTCTGGTGGTTTTGGCATTGCTTCATCTGGAGGACTAGCTTCACCACCTTCTTGCATTGGCATTTGTTGTTCTGATTGTATTGGAGCACCCATAAAGCTTTGCATAGCTTGGTCTTGTGATGCCCTTTTTTGTTTTTCTTGTTCTTCTATTCTTTTACGGTACTCAAGACCACGTTCATTCATGTCCTCAAGTTTTTTAATTCCTATATCTCTTGCAACTTCTGGTGGAATAATATATTCACCATTTGATATGGCAACCGGAACATCATCATCAGGATTGAGATCTTCTCCACTTATTTGCACACCTTTTTTTACAAGATTACGTATTGATTTTTTTATTAAATCATTGATGTGTTTTGTACCATGATATTCAACACTTGCAGCGTTAAGAACAAATGTGCCTTCAGGTAATGATGTAGGTACACCATCATCTGTTGGTCCACCACCACCGGGAACAGCTACTTCACCTACTGGAGCACCTTGTATAACATTACCATTGGCTATTGCCTCTGGTGGAAGATCTCCTAACATACCGCCTTCTTGCATTTGTGGCATATCTGTTTCTTCTTTCTTTTCTTTTTGTACTCCCATTGCTTTAACAATGCGAGGGTCAAGATTTTTTTGTTCTTTTACATAATTCTGTGCAAATTTACCAGTATTGTAATTTAATAATCTAAGAGCTTCTGCTTCTGCACTTGTAGGTTGTTTACCAAATGTCTCAATATTAATACCTTTACCTGTTATAAGTTCACGCAAAACTTTAATAACTAAATCTTCATTGTTTTGACTATATGCTTCTGAAGGTAGCATTTTACTTCTTCATGTCCATGAAAGAGATTTTACCACCATCCCTTTTAAAATCTAAAGGATTGAAATCTAGAGGTGCTGGTGCTGGAGCATCTGCACCTAATCCACCCATATCACTATCACCGAAATCAAAACTAAATTCAGTAAAATCTGTTGGTTCTCTTCCCCCTCCTGCTGGTGTTGGTG